TGCGATTGCATCCCTTAAATCACTCTCTGCTGTGTAATACGTATGAGGGGCAATGATAATCTCCTCCTCTACAATATTATCGAACTGATAGGTGATTGTGTTCGGTGTATATTCATCAGAACCACCGAAACCGATAAAGTCTCCCTGAAAGATACCTTCGGTTTGTGGAAGATAGTCAAGGCACTTATGAAGGATATCAGCAACGTTGCCCGTGTGGTTAGCATCAATGTCCTGATGCGATTCGTTGATTTTGATCTTTACTTTGTTAAAGACTGACTTAGTTCCCACGAAGAAATTACCAGTCGCAGGATTAGTCCCCCATACAATTGCAGGTGCTCCGTCCATCTTTACGGACAGATTGCCCTCATTACGTAGACAATCAAGAGCACTTAAATCACCGGTGAGAATGGAATCTTCAGGATGTTCGATGTGCTTGTTTTGCATAATGTTGAGAAAAAAGTGAATGAATAAGGTGGGGAGTTTGTATCAGATAGGGAAGGAAATATTCTTTGCCTCAGGATTGCAACGATATTTGCCGGGGTCACTACCTTTATAGGACGAACATGCACCGGCATGGATATAAGCAGGAACTGCTACGTTATCACTGCAAACCCACAAAGTGCGACGGGTTGTGATTGAAGAGGCAATGCGGAACATATTAGAGAATGATGAGAATGAGAACGATTGAGTAAAAGCGGGCATAACATGATGCCCACTCTTTTTTAGTTTTGATCATGCAAGACGCATTCCTGAAGTGAACTTAACGGTTTGCATTTCGTTGAATGTTTCATTAAAGACACGAACAAACCAGGTCCAATTCTGTTGAAATACCTGCTCATTCCTTGTTCCACAGGTATATCCAAATTCATTGAGAAGTGCATTTAGACGGGATTTTGTGGTCTTTGATTGATAACCACCATCATAAAGTTTCAGTGAATCTTCATCAATCTCAGCAATCAAGTTGCCATGAAGATAAACCTTTGAGATACCATCTTCAAGGGTGACGCATGTGTTCGCAGATGTCCAGTTCGTGTTATCTTTGATTGCTTGGATCATCTGCTGTTCGATTTTACGCATGAGAGGCAGGTAGAAGGGTCTGAGAGGTGTGGAGAGGTGCTGTCCCCTCCACTCCTATACAATACACGATTTTGGGGTCTGTGCCGGAACCTTGTGACACTTTGACCAACTGTCCACTCGCGGCCGCTCTGAGTATCATTTAGTGATACTACAGTTAGTGTTACTCAGGACGAAGTTTGACTGTAATAATCTCAAAGTTTGGGTGTAATTCTTTGCATCTTTCATATGCTTCGGCAGCAGTTTCTCTCATGTAAGAAAGCACATCGTGCATTTGTTTCTTAGTATCATAACCGTAGCAATTCCAGATAGGCATGTGATTTAGTGAATGAATGAGTGATTGTTAATTAGTTGAGAATATAAGTGCTCAGATCATTACGATTATCGCAAGATGCCCAAGTTTCATAGAAACTATCCCATGCAGTTTCGTTATCAACAAAGGAGACAATTTCCAACATCTCACATACCCAATCGTATGCCATATCTACATCGGCATTTGTATCATTAACGAAGGCACACATCTGCCCCATAATATCATTCCACTTTGCTTGCTGTTCTGAAGGAATAAGAGAGAAAATTGGAGTTGCCATGATGTTAATGAAGAAAGAAAGAAAGTGTTAAACAGTGAGTAAATCAGTCACCCAATTCGATTACTGTATGCCCGAGGTAATCTTCAACCCAGACAGTGGAATTAGACTCACTATACATCGAATAGGCAACATCGATTGCATGATCCTGAGAGGAGCAATTCTCAGTTTCGTTAAGTGCTGGACAGTGAACAGTGTAAAGCAAAATTGAACTCGTTTCTTTGACCCTTCTACAATACACGGTTTTGAGGTCTGTGCCGGAACCTTGTGCCACTTTGTCCGACTGTCCACCGGCGGCTGACCGGTTTGTATTACTTAGTAATCTATCTTACCGTTGAGATATCCTTCCACATCAAACTTCTTATCATCTTCTCCCTCTTCTTTGTATTCAATCACATCATAAATCTCACCCGGCATGTCATTAATCTCAGAGAAGATGTCAGTGTCGAAAGTGTCGTAATCCATTTGAAAAAAAGTGTTAGTTAGTGAGAGTTGAGTAAGTGTTACTTAGTCTATAAGTTCTTTCATCATTTCGTTTACTTCTATTCCGTTGATATTAACATCGTCCCACTTACATCCGTCTGGTGTTTCTTTACTACACTCTAAAATCATACTTACCAGATGCCCATAAGTTCCACCATCACTTGCAACATCACAGGCAAGATTATACAAACCCTCATCATTTCCGATCCAGAGAGCAACATTCCAGGTTTCCCAATTTGTCCAACCGTTGTAACCTTGCATTTGGTGAATTCCTGATGACTTAACTACAATACACGATTTTGGTGCCAGTGGGGAGATTAGTGGACACCTCTACGACTGGCACATATTCTTGTTACTTAGTGGGGAAATTACGACAGACAGCATCACATAGACGCGTCACCAATTCATTACTCAATCGATCACTTATAATGCCACTAAGTTCACCATCAACAATTGCGTCGATATCATGCATCAATTGTTCCCGTGCTGATAACATCTCAAGTGTGTCGTTGTTAATCATTTTTGAGGTGAATTTCTTTGACCCTTCTACAATACACGAATTCGATGCCCTGTGCTCATTTAGTGGACGGTTCCACGATTGGCACAAGACACTAGTTTAAACTGTGCCGATCCACGAACTGGCACACTAATATAGATCTGCAGTCTCTCTGATGCTAATATCAATATTCTCATCACCTTCTAGTCCTAAGATATCAACCCAATTGATATTCTGCAGGTCTAGATCTTCATAACACTCAATGTCTAATGTAACACTTACAATGCGTTTCTGTGCGTACATGTGTATCTCGTGTGATGTTTACGTATTATATCATGCGTAATGTTTGTATGCAAGCTCGACGTAATCATGTGTATCTCGTGCATACTCATCATCATCGTATGCATCTAGTTGCATATCTAGTGATGTATTATGCATGTATGTCTCACACATCTCGTCGAGATCGTATACATTATGATCATTACTTAATGATGTATAGTCGAGATTGTGATCGTAGTAATACATGGGTCTCGTCGAGATTTGTATGTTACTTGTATATTATACATGTATCTCGTCTAGATGTCAAGTGCATATCTAGTCGAGATCCATAAGCATTATTTATAAGTCTCGACGATAAAAATGTGTGGGTCTCAGAATTTTTATGCGGGGTGGTTGACAAAACTGCCGTCTTGTGCTATGCTCGCAGATAAAGGTTGCTTAAGATCTGAGGTTTAGAAGAGGTTTATTTATAATTAATTTTACATTCTCTATTTGCATTGTTTTCTATCATTTAATAATAGTATCCTATAAATATTAATATGCATTCTATCTCAAAATGAAGCAAGGAACAATCTATCTCATCATTAACAAGGTCAATGGACATAAGTATGTGGGTCAAACAACTCAAGGAATGAATAAGAGATGGAAGCAACACATTGATGAAGCAAAGAGAATGAGTCCATATCCACTGCATAAAGCAATGAGAAAGCATGGTAATCATAACTTTATGATTAAAGAAATATGTGATTGTAATGAAAATGAATTAGATGAAAGAGAAATACACTACATTAAGGAATACAATACATTTAATAATGTAGAAGGATATAATGCAACATTAGGTGGTAATACTCCTACTTACAGTAATGAAACAAAAGAAAAGTTATCCGATATAATGTCTGATATAGAAAGATCAGATGAATGGTGTAATAATATCAGTAATGGATTAAAAGATAAGTTAGATAATAATGATAAATGGGGGTTTCACTTAGCAGAGAATAGGGGTGATGGTAAACACCTTGCAACACGGATAATGAGTGTGAATATAGAAACAGGAGAAGAGATAGAATGGGACAGTATAAGTTCAGCAGCAATAGAACTTACTGGTGATAGAAAGAAGTCTGGTAATATTATCCGGTCAGCAGATAATGGATGGAAGGCATATGGTTACTTATGGAAAAGATTAGAACAATCTAAAAGATCTATTCCTGTATATGGTATTAATAAAAAAACATGGGTTAAGACACAAGTATTTGATAGTATAAAAGAAGCAGCACGGGCTTGTGGTAAGGTTAGTAGTGAAGCATCTATCAGACTTTCTCTTAAAAATCCCCGTCGCAACTCTTATAAAGGATATTATTGGTTTAGAGATCAACAATCATAAATGCTCTTTCGACTCTTCACATAAGATTACCACTTATTATCAGGACAACTAGATGAAGAAAACTTTGCCTTATATTCCATAAAGCAACCACATAGTTTACACCTCTTCTGTTTCTTTTCATAATACTTACATTTATCACATTCCTCAAGTCTTTCTTTGTGTATATCCTTACTGACAAATAATGGTTTAGAGAGACTTACCGTATCCTTTACAACTTCAAATGTAAACTTTGCTAGATTCTTTCCTTGTTCTTTTATATCAGGTAATTGATGATCAGATTCATGTGGCATTTCCATGTCCCTCCCTAATCATCATACGATCCGAATCATTAACAACTTCTAATGTATTAAACCATCCGGT